ATCCGTTCGGGCCTTTGGTCTTCACACCGTAGGGAGCAGCATGCAGGGCATCACCGAGCAGGCGCCTGAGCTGGGTGCGATCGTCGAGTTCCTGCCACAGCCTCGCGATGCGATGTCTGTGCTTGAAAATGTGACTGTCGACCCGAGCACCTTCGGATGGTCGACGCGCGTCGGGTACGAAAAGTACAGGCCTGATCCTGCTGACGACTTCCGACCCTGGCAGACCCTCGGGCCAATTTACAGCCTGTTCGTGTACGAGGCGCAGCCCGGTGGCAGCCGGTACTCGATTCTGCTCGAGGCTGGTGGCACGCTGTACCTCTACTACGAGGTTGGTGGTGAGGGTGGCCTGCTTGCGCTGCAGTCAGGGCGCACCATCCCTGCCCCGAATGAGTACGCCAGCGTCTACACAGTGGTCAGTGATGGCGTGCTGGTCACCAATGGGCGCGACGCGCCGATTATCGTGCGCTGCTGGCCACTGCCTACCAGTGGCACGCTCACCACTGTGCCTCTGATCGCTCAGCAGCTGGTCGAGCCACTTGGGTTCGGGTACGTCAGCGCGCCCGATCTGATGGGTGTGACCACTGTGTCAGGCTCAACCAGCGCGACGCCACCCACCAGCCCGACAGCTACAGGCGACTATCTGAACCTTTGGTGGCCTTCGACCTCGGGCGGAATCTCCCATCCTGGCGAGTATGGTCTTGGGTTCAGCGCGGGGCCTGCCAGTGGTACAGGGCAGAAGGCTGAGTTTAATTACAAATGCACGTTCCTCAAGGCAGACGGCAGTGAGAGCCCGCTGAGTGGTGAAGGCTTTGTGCAGTGGGAGCTCGAGGCAGGTGCCAAGGGGTTCAGGTACTGCACTGGCATGCGCATCCCGATCGGGCCGCCTGGCACTGTGGCGAGGCGCATCTACCGCACGCAGAATCAGAGCTTCGACAGCCCCACATATGGTGACTCTGACTTCTACTTCATCGACCAAATTGCCAACAATGTCGAGGACTTGTGGTACGACCCGTACCGCAGCTCAGCAGTCGGAGCGCAGGCGCCAGCAATCACCGAGTCGATGCCCTTCCCTGCAGGCACTGCTCGCAGCTCTGCCATCTTCGGTGACTGCCTCTGGCTTGATGGTGGCTCGACCGATCCGTATACGCTGCACTACAGCAAGCCAGGGCGCGCGCACCAATTCGCAAGCACTGACTTTCTGCGCCTGAGTGCGCCAGGCGGTGGCATCGTGCGCCTGTTTGCGCACTACAACGTGCTCATCATCCTGCGCGAGAATGGTGTTGATGTCGTGCGAGGCGACCCTGCTGCAGGGTTCACCGTCACCACAGTCACCAGCCAGATCAGCTGTCGAGCTCCCAACACCATTGACCAAGTGCCCGGCCTGGGTGTGGTCTTCCTGGCGCTTGATGGCATCTATGCGCTGACCGGTGGCTTCGATGGTGGCTCAGAGATGTCAGTTATCAGGCTCAGTGAGCCCATCAAGCGCACCCTGCAGCGCTTGACACCTGACTGCGCACCTCGAGCTGTGGGCCGCTACAGCCCGAAGGATCGCGCGTATCACTGCTACTTTGCAGCAGATGGCAATGACCGCCCCAACCTCGGTGTCGTCTACCACGTTGAAAAAGAGGGATGGAGCACGCGCACTGGCTTTCCTGTGGGCAGCCTTGACCGCCTGTACAACGGTCAGCTCATCTTTGGGCACAACACTGGCACCGAGGCAGGCGCCGACAGCCCTGCAGGCCTGTTCGTGCTGTCGGCGCGTCGCGCCATGGGTGGCGCCATCGTGGGTGACAGCTACGTCGAAGCAGGCCCACCGACATCGAAGCTGCAGAGCGCCTGGCTTGACCTCGGTGATGCGCAGATGCAGAAGCGCGTGCAATACGTCACCTTGTGGCTGCTGACCTCGGGCTCAGTCACAGTGCAGACCTATGCTTACAAGGACTTCGAGCGCGCTGGTGGCGCGAACCGCCCGTTCCTGTCGCAACCTCCTGACGCAGCTGCGCAGCCTGTCTATGACACTGTGGTCATCGGGTCTGGCGAGTGGGATGAGGCGCGACTTGTGCCCCTGCGCATCCCTGTCGCACAGCAGTCGGCTGCGTGGTTCAAGTGGGAGCTTGTCAGCACTGATGACATGACGGTCATCGGCTATGAGGTCGAGTACAAGCTGCCAGGCACCCAGGTCATCGCAGGGAGGCGCGCGTGAAGTACTGGACCGAGCACCAGGCCCGCACGCAGCAGCTCGCGCAAGCTGAGCAGCTGAGCAGCGAGCTGCGCACATCGCAGTCAGCCATCACTGCGCTCGACCGCACGCAGGCGCCTGAGAATGCGTACAGCGCTGCGAACATCAGCGACAACAGCGCGCGCCAGGTGTGGGCGACTAACTTCGATAATCCCCTGTGGGGCACTGTTGGCACCCTCGGTGAACAGACCAATTTCCGAAGCGCTGCAGCTGACACCATCGGGTACCAGTTTCGCGCGCTGCAGTACCAGGGGTACGCAGGAGGCTGGCACGCTGCGCACACCATGCCCCTGAATGGTTTTCGGGGCGGTCACCTCTTCATTGAGTGGTCAGGCCTCGCTGCTGTCTTCCTGGCGTTCAGCCAGACCTCCAACAACACGAATCCACCCAACCCGAAGTACCTCAACCTGCGCATCAGGGTTGGTGGTGTCACGATGGTCGAAAACATCGGATGCGCGCGCACTATGGGCAATTTCCGCACTTTTGGTTCAGGCCTGTACCCTTCTGGCGACTTGGTTGTGAGCTTCGAGTTCCGCTTCACGCTGGCAGGTCAGGATGATGCTGTGGTGTCGCAGTTTGTACCGGTCAAGAATCTCATGCAGGCGCATCTCTTCGGCTGCAAGGCGCTTGCCATTGCCCGTTACCGGTAGGAGGCCACAGTGAGCCGAATCAACCGCCCGAGAATCGAGCCAGGCGATGAGATCGCAGCCGCTGACCTGAATGCGCGCTTCGATGACTACAGCCAGCCTGGTGCGCTGGATGTCGCCAATCATGGGCTTGGGGCCATCGACCTGCCTCAGATTCAAGGGCAGAAGCTCATCACTCTCGACAGCAAGGCTGCCACCATTGGTACTGGTGTGTGGAACCACACCAGCCCGCAGAACATCGCAGCAAGTGGTGGCTCGCCTCCAACACTCACCGAGCTCGGTGGTGCTGGCAATGGGCGCGTCGCGCTCGGTGCTGGCTACACGCTTAACCCTGGTGACCTGCTGCGCGTCTACTGGAACCTTGGGGCAGAGCCCAACGTCACAGGGCGCCCGTATGCTGCTCCGAGTTTGGGCACGCTTGCCATTGACAATGGCTCAGGAGGCGCGACCGATCTGAATGACTGCTTCGCATGCTGGGTGGCGCACCTGCAGTGGGACACTACCAGCGCGCTGCTCACCAACTTTGCAGCAGTGCCAGGTCAGAGCGACTTCACGCCAGGGTGGGGCTCAGTGCAGACGCTGGCAGGCAGCAGCCTGATCCCTGCGTACCTCGAGTACTCGCCCGAAGGGCATGCAGTTGACGGATTGATGAGCAGCGCACCGACTCAGAAAGCGCTGCGCTGGATGGGTACGCAGGGCAGCTGGTTCACTGCTCGAGGACCGACCTCAACAGTGGTGACCGTATACGGGCTGCGCATTGTGGTCAGCGGCATCTACCACGCAGCATTCACCGGAGGTGACAACAGGATCGAGCTCGTCACTGCGCTTGCAGGCTCCTGCACTCTCGACCTCTCGCAGGGTCGCCTCACTGCACTGCACCAAAGGCTCGCCTGATGGCATTCGTAAAGCCACACACGTTCACAGGGAGCACCCAGCTCACAGCAGCTGACGTGCAAGGCAACACCGATGCGCTGCGCGTCTACCTGCATGAGGGTGTGGTTGGTGCTGACCTGCTGGCTGCCAAGTGGGCAGACCGCAGGCACCTGCAGCAGCCTGGGTACGACCCGATCAGAGGCCTGCAGCATGGCCTGACAGGCTGGCAGGGTGGTCAGTGGTCAGGAGGCAGCTCGGTGCGTGTCACGTTCAGCACGTCAGCGCTGACCGGTCGCAGGTACACAGGCGCACAGCAGTGGGAGCATGTACCCGGCACCAGCTTTGAGCTCGACATCAGGGCGCCTGCGACTGTGCTCTTTCACTGGTACGTCGAAGTCGAGGCAGGCCCCGATGATGGTGCGCGAGGACCTGGCACCGATGAGCGGTATGTCTGGTTCGCGCCGTACATCGGAAGCCTGCCAGCAGTGCAGCCCACATCAGGTGGCGAGGTAGTCAACAACTACAATGGTTGGGAGAATGGCACCGCCAACGCATATGGTGCTGACCAGCCCTACAATTACCTTGGCTATGGGCACCAGAATGGTGTCTACCTGCAGGCAATCACAGGCCCACAGCGGTTCACAGTGGGTCTGGCGACGCTCTCGTACATTGAACGGGTGAGCGTGCTCAATTGGAGCATCGCGATCGAGGTGACCTATGACTGAGGTGCACACATGGCAGCGCTGACGACACTGATGGCACTCGGTGCAGCTGGAAAGGCTGCAGGTGCAGCCACTCGGGGCATTGGTGGTGCGCTCGCAGCGCGCCAGATGTTC